ATGAACTCAGCGTCGAGCAGCCCAGTGGCGGGCTTGGTATAGTAGCGAGGATGCAGTCGGCGGCTGAACTCTCGCGGCGGTGGCGGGACGTGCGATTGAGGCAGCAGATTCTTGAGGAAATCGAGGAGGGCCATGGCGTTTTTTTGGGTTACGAGTTGAATCTCCTGGCGCGTGGCGCGGTGCGCAGTTGGTGAGGCGCGAGAGCGGCGGCGGAGTTGGGTTTGGAGAGGCTCACTCCCATCCTTTTCGCGAGCCAGTTTTTCAGGCCCGTGGGGCTGCGGCCATCACTCTGCGGCTGGATGCTGGCCGCGTGGATTTCGGCGCGGCCACCGCGCACGAGACACCAGTTGGCGAGCTTGCCGCTGTCGAAGGTATCACCGTGCTCGCCGTTGGGGCCGAGATTGGCAATGAAGCTGCCCTTCTCGCGCATGACGAGGCGGTGATCCTCCATGATCCATTCGCCTTCCGGCAGGCCGATGAGAGCGTCTTCAAAAAGGGCGCTGTAGAGATTGCCGAGGAGCTGCTTGTAACTGAGCTTCTCGCCCTTCCAATCGAGCGTCTCGCCACTGGCCACGAGCCGGACGGGGCAGAACTTGGAAAACTCGCGCGCGATCTGCGCGCAGAGGAACTTTTCGGAGCTGGCATCGACAGCCAGGCCGCGTGCTTTTTTCTTCCGCGAGTCGAGATCGGAGAGCACGCAATGAAGCACGGCCTTGGTGACTCGGTCGTCACCGGTTTTCCAGCGCACGACGAGGCGCTCGTAAACCATGCGGCCATCCGTCTGCGACAGCGTGAGAGACGACGGGTTGCTCGTCTTCTTTTCCGTCGTCGCGAGGTCAAGGCCGAGGCCGATGGGGCCGTCGCCGAGAACGTCGAGCCAGTCACGAGAGATGAGTTGGCGCGGTGTCATGCCAGGGCGAGGATTTCGGTGCAATTGAGGCCGACGCATTTGCCTTTGCCTGCGAGCTGCGCGTGCTGGAGATCGGTGCGCGAGATGGCGGCGCTGCCGCCCTTCACAAACTTGCAACCGTAGTTGCGATCCCAGGCCGTTTTATCGAGCGCGTTGCTGCGCGCGAGTTCGGGCGTGATGGGCTTGCGGCTCTCGCGGTCATATAGCGGAATTCCAGCGGCAGCGGCGTCGTAGGCGTCGAGACGATGCACGACGAGGTTGCCGAGGCTGCGGTAGAAATTGCCAGTCGGCGAGACGGTGAAGTTTTCGTCGCGCGGGGCGAGGAGATCGTAGCTGTAGTGCGCGTCGTCGGGCGGTGGAGTCGTGGCTCCGCGAATCAGGAAGTTCGGGTTGCTGTCCACGAAGGGCGCAGCGGCTTCCATGATCTCTTTGAAGTTCGGCATCCGTCCGACCTCGTCGAGAATGAGATGCCCGGTGAATCCGACTGCCGTGTCGGGATTCGGGGCGATCACGACGCTGCGCGAATAGACGGCATTGTCGAAATAGACGCGGCTTTCGAGTTTCTGATGCTCGAAGAGATCAGCGACGGCGTCGATGTCGAGAAGATTGCCGTCGTCATCGTCGGCGTTGGTCGTGATTTTGAACATGCCGCCTTGATCAGCAGCAGCGCGCATCTTGGCGGTCACATCCCGCCAGACCTCGGCTTCCTTGCGGATGTTTTCCATGCCGAGGCGCAGCGCGGCGGACATGAAAACAACCGTGATGCCGGGCGTCTCCATCATCCAGTCGAGGCCGGTCAGACCGAGGCCGTAGCTCTTGCCGCACTGCCTACGCCAGATCCAAAACAGAATGCCGAGCGCGTTTCGGAAAACGCGCTCCTGGTAGGGCCGGAATGGGACGAGGGGGGCTGACACGGAAAAAAGATCAAGGTTCAATTGCGATCTGCTGCGCAGCGCCCGAGGGGAAGATTACCATCAGCCGTGTCTTACCGGCTCCATTGTCTTCAAAGTAGAGGCGTCCTTTGTTAGCAGCCGGAGCGGCGGGCGCGGTCATCTCGGTGCCTTCGATGTAATCCGTGTGAAAAAGATTCCGAAGGTCCAAGTCTCGCCGCGTGCCCGTAGTCCCGTTGTTAACCTGAATCACCCCAGCGGAGGCTCGCTTGAAACCCGTATCGACTGCGCCGGAATAGGCTGACGTGTCACTCCACCCGTAATACATGGACGGATCAGCAAACGTCCCTGCGGTTTTGAACTTCATTGTATAAATGTCACCCGACTTCACCAAAATTTCGGAGGAGCCTCCATGAACACTAAAAATGCTTCCAGATGTACCAGACTGAAAACGGAAATCCGCTCCAAAAATCCCGCCTGTGGCAGTAAGCAATCCTGCGGAATCCACAGTCAGCGCGTTGCTATAAGCTCCGCCGTTGATTGAAGATTGCAGAGTCCATGCGCCAGTGGGAGCCGCCGAGCCTTGAACGGGAAGAACGTAGGAACGAAATGCCACAGCCTGACTGGCCGCCGTAGCTGTCGTCTTCCACCCTTGCCCCGTCCAAACGGTTGCGGGTGATGCTGACTGAGTGCCGGAAATGGCGGCGGTTGAATTGGTCAGACCGAGTCCATCGGCAGGTGTGGCGCTGTTTGTTCCAGTGCCGACGGTAACGAGCGTCGGCGTGATGGCTCCGAGCGACAGCGTGATCGCCGGAGTCGTCGTCGCCGTGGCGACCGTGCCGCTGATGCCGTTGGCGGTCGTGACGGACACGCTCGATACAGTGCCCGCGCCTGCGGCAGCCCAGGTGCCATCACCTCGTAGGAAAGTGGTGTTGTCAGCGGTGCCTGTGCCGAGCCGCGCAGTCGCCACGGTGCCGCTGCTAAGGTTGGATGCGTTGAGTCCCGTGATGCCCGCGCCGTCGCCGTTAAAAGTTCCGGCATTGACGAACCCGTCTGCCGCGATGCCACCGGAATTGATGATCACGGCAGTCGTCTCAAACGAAATCTGCCCAGATGCCCCGAGCGCCAGCGTCCCCGTGCTGGCCAGCTTGCTGAGAGAGATGGCGGCGCTGCCGCTGATGTCGGCATCGACAATCGTGCCGTCGGCAATCTGCGCGGAAGCCACGGTACTGAGCGCAGCGAGCGAGCCCGCATCGCTGATCGTGGAGAGCAATTGCGTCCCCGTGTGGTTCGCTCTAGCGAGCGGATCAGTCGCGAGCTTCGAGAGCGCGATGGCCGCGCTCGCATTGATGTCTGAATCGACAATTGTGCCGTCGGTAATCTGCGCGGAGGCCACGGCACTGAGCGCTGCAAGCGTGCCGGCATCGGAGATCGTGGAGAGCAATTGTGAGCCGGTGTGATTGGCGCGCGCGAGCGGATCGGTGGCCAACTTCGAGAGCGCGATAGCCGCACTCGCGTTGATGTCGGCGTTCACAATCGTGCCGTCCGTGATCTGTGCGGAGGCCACCGCGCTGAGTTCCGCCAGCGTGCCGAGCCCGAGCGCGGTGCGCGTGGCGCTGGCTGTGAGGTTGATCCAATCGCTGCCGTCGTATTTCAGGAAGTCGCCGCTCGCGAGCGAGGTGAAGTTCACATCGCTCATTCCAGCCAGGGTCGAGCTTCCGCCGCCACCGCTGATGGCGGTCCAATTGCCTGCGCTTGTGCCGGTGGCGCGGTAGAAGACGCCCGTGTCTGTCTCCCAGCCGACTTGGCCCGTGGCCACGGGCACGGTGGCGGCCTTCGTGGCGGCGGTGAAGGTCTGCACGAGCTGGCGGCCAGCGGGAAAAGCGATTACGCCAGCCGTCGTGACAGTCACGCTTTCGGTGCTCGCCGTCACAGACGCCGGGGCAGCGTGCGCGACGTGGCAGCGTGAAAGGCCAAAGACAAGAGAGACGACGATGACGAAGATGCACAGCAGACGCGAGGCCGAGTGATCGACGACGGGAGGGGTGGTGTAGCGGGGGGGGTTCATGATGACGGATGACGGGGTTAGACTTGGGGGATTTCTTTGTTGCCTTGGTTGCCGAAGATGGCGAAGCGGAGCTGCTCCATCTTCACGTTGCGCGGCTGGCTGGAGGCCACGATTTTTTGGATCTCCTGCGACGCGGCTTTCTTCATCAGCGTCTCACAAACCGAGTTCTCGAACTTCTGCCGGTCGAGCTGGAGACGGCGCTCGTCGCGGTCGCTCTTCTGTTTGTTGAGGTCGATCACGGCCCGCTTCGCGTGCTCGCCTTGCAGCCGTGCGAGTGCGTTGATAAATTTCGGGAGGTTCTCCGGCTTCTCGGCCAGTAGCTCGCGCTGCGCATCGGCGTCGAGGTCGTCGAGCAGCTCCATGAGAGTGCCGCCCGCGATGGCGGCTCCGCCCGCGAACACGTCGCCACCGGCCTCGCCGAGCTTCCGCGCATACTCCGCGAGATCGCGGATGCGCTGCGTGCGCTCGCCACGTTTTTGCCACTCGAAGTAACCCGAGTCGCGCCAGTTGGAGAGATTGGCGTCGCTCACGGGCACCGCGTTGAAGCGATCCGCGAGAACAGCGATGACCTCCGGCAACTCGTTCAGCCAGGGCAGAATTTCCGCGCCCGTCTTGCCGTTCTCCAGCCGACGACAAAGCTCCTCGCGGATGTCGCGCGGCAGTGCTGCTATTTTTCCGGTGCCTGCCATGATCAGAAAATAACGAGGTTGATTTTGGACGTGAGTTCGCCGGGCGCGACGATGCGACCGCCGCCTGCGGAGTCGAAGTCGATGAGCCTCACATGCCGCGTCTCATCGACAAAGAGGTTGAAGGCATGGTCTGCCGTGTGGACGTAGCCAAAGGCCCACGGGCGCACGGCCAGCGCACGCGCTGCGCGGCGGTGGGCCACGTCCTTCGCACGCCACGCGCGTTTGTCGCAGTCGTTCACGTTCGGGATGTACTCACTCCATGCCTCGGCCATGATGTCGAGCGCCTCGGCCTCACTGACGGAGCGGTAGGAGTCATCACGCATGAACACGGGCGCGGTATTCAGCAGCGCGGATTTCAACTGGGGCACAGACATGCGCAGCAGCTCGGCGGTGAAGACGACGTGCGGAGGTTGCTTGCGTTTGAGGAAATCGAACATGGCTATTTGAGCGAGAGCATCCCCATGCGTTCGAGTTGCTTGAGCACGAGCGCCGCGCCGACTTGCTTGGACACGGCGGAGGCGCTGAATCTGCCGTCGCTCGTGAACTTGCCTTTGCTGTAGTGCGTCGAGCCGCTCCACAGATACGGGCTGGCGATGTGGCGCTTCCGGTAGCCGAGGCCGTTGAAGCGCTCCAACGTGTCGAGCACGACAGCGGCGCTCATCCAGTCGCGCCGTTTCGTGAGGCCATCGAAGCGCAGGGCGTCGATGGCGCTTTCCTCCCACGAGAAGGGCGGCTCGTGGCCGACCATGGGCCGGTTGCGCGGCACGTTGCGCGTGTAGTCGGTCAGAGGATCGCCATTGTGCAGGTGCGTCCTGAAGCTGCCACCGCCTTCGAGTTGGTGAATGACACCGATCACCTGCCACGGCACGCCCGTGGATGCCTCGACGAGCTTGTACGTCCCACGCACAAGCGCGATGGTGTCGGCCTCCTGCTTCGCGCGAGCCTCCCACGAGGCGCGGAACTTGAGACCGTGCCACATGCGGTCAAGACCGTAGAGTACGCTCTTCAATTCAACGCTGGCGAGGAAGTCGAGGTCGGTCATGGGAAAAGAAGTTGGGAGGTTGCCGGTTCCCGGTTCTCGGTTGGAAGAGGGAGAGGCTGGCCGTCATCGCGGAGCGGCGGGATGCCGCATGACTGGCTCGACGCACAGCCAGCCAGCGCGATCAGGGTGATGAACAAGAGAACTTTCATTTTCAGGAAAACCGGGAACCGGGAACACTGAACCGGGAACTATTTCTTGGCCGCTGCCTGCTGATTGACCTCCATGCCCGTGAGGCTCATGCGCTGCGCCTTGTAGAGCGCGGCCAGCGCCGTCGTGGCGAGCGTGGCCCATGAGCCATCGACATTGTCAAAGGCGGCAAGCAGCATTTCCAAAAGGCCCGTGATGCAGAGCGACCAAAACTCCGAAGTCGTCACGCCGGGCCGCAGCTTGAGGCCGAGACTGAGCTTGAAGTTGTTGCGCACGAATGAGTAAGCCGCCGTGAGCAGCGAGCCGATGATCACCGCCAGCTCGCCGTCGAGTTTTCCGACTGCCGCCATGGCCGCGAGAAGGATTTGCGTGAGAATGAGCGTCCAAAATTCCGAGGTTTTGATTCCGGGCTTGAGTTTCATTTGGTTCTTGGTGCTTGGTTCTTCGTTCTTTGTTGGGGGCGATCAGCGTCCGCGCTCCTGAGTCTTTTGGCCTTCGGCGGTGATCTGGAAAAACTCTGTGCTCCCGAGTTTGGCGCGCGAAATGACGACGAGCTTTTCGTCTTCGAGGAACTTGAGCGCGACGTACAACTCAGTCTGCGTGAAGGCGTAGCCCTCGCGCCCAATGCCGGAGTAAATGTTGTTCAGCGACAGCGCGAGGCCCGCGCGGTCGTAGAGGTAGGCGAGGCAGGCGTAGCGGGCCTCTTCACGTTTGCGGGCGGTCTCTTGTTCGGGGGTGAGCATGGGTTTCGTTTCGTTTGGGTTGAGGTTGAAAGGGGTCAGTGCTTCGCGGTGCGCGTCTTGGACTCCCCGCGCAGCTCGGCGATGGCGACAGCGAGGCTGTGAATCTCGCGAGACATCGAATTGAAAAGCGTCTGCCCCTGGTCGAGCTGATGACCGATCTCGCCGCGAATCTCCGTGAGGCGCTGCTCGCCGCGCGCCATGTTCGACATCAGCACGCGGTTGCGCTCCGTGGCTGCATCGGCGATGCGCTCTTCGAGCGCGGCCAATTCGTCCTTCGTGGCGTAGTGTTCGTGATCCGGTGGCGTCTTGCGGAACGAGCGGATGATCGAGATCAGCCCATTGAGCGTGCTGATGACCACGGGCAACGCCAGCACGAGCGCGCCCAGCACGACCACGCCAGGAGAGGCGGGCAGATCGACGACGACAGCGAGCGTGAAGGGAGGCAGCGGGAGCATTCGCGCCCATAATCACAGACCGCCCCACTTACGCGCGCGCAAGTGAACAACTTCACGCTGTGCGCGCTACCGAGAGCACGTTGCGCATTGCGCACCTGCGCAGCGCCGCGCAGATTCAGGCCATGAAAAAGAGCGCTGCCATTTTGTTTCTCGGCCTGTTGTGCAGTTGGGGCCTCGCCGCCGAGCCGGTGCCGCAATACACCTACCGCGCCACGGTCGTCAAAGTGAAGGATGGCGACACCATCAGCGCCGACATTGATCTCGGTTTCAAGACGTGGCTGCATGGCGTGCCGCTGCGACTTGCGCGCGTGAATGCGCCCGAAACCTTCCGCCCGAAAGACGCCGCCGAGCGCGAGGCCGGATTGAAGATCAAGGCATTTGTCGAGAGCCGCCTGCCCGTCGGAAAACGAATCACGATCACCACGAAGAAAGACAGCCAGGAGAAGTACGGTCGCTACCTCGCCGAAGTGTGGGCCGATGGGAGGAACGTGAATGACGAGATTCTGGCGCTGATGAAGTAGGGCGCAACGCTTCGGGTCAGGTGGCGGCGAGCGAGAAGCGTTGAATCGAAAACAGATGCACCACGAGCCGTCACCTGCACCCGATTGTTCCCCGGCTTTTCTCGCCCCGGCAAAAATAAATTCATTTCGTGCTTGCAATAACCCAGCGTTAGGTTATTCATAAGCCATGAACATCACCGATCCAAACGCATACGCGGATAAAATCATCGCCGAATGCAAGGCCCGCCTTGCATCTGGAGAAACGCATACAATTACTAATTTTGCCGCTGGCAGCGATAGCGAATGGATGCGCCACGCGGCACAGCACATTGACGGGGCAGTGATCCAACCGGCCACATGGGTAGAGGTAGAAGTCAAAGCCGCGAGGGTGGCTCTCGAACAAGCTCACAAGAGTGGCCTCGCAGGCTGCCGCGCTGCAAGCGCCAAGCTGCAAGACTGGTGGTTCACAACGCTTCCCGAAGAGTAAAATCCAACAAATAAACCGATGAAACTATATCGCACATCAATCGGTCGCCGCGTCTCAGGTCAAAACGTGTTCGACTACTATTCCGGCCAGCTCTCTCATTTGAGTGACTGGGTGGACATCAAGGCGGCAAAAGCTCATCTCAAAGACGGCGCTCCGGTGGGGAGCAGCGAATGGCCCGAAGTCTATGACGAGAAGGGGAACTTCATGAAGCTCGAAGGCAACAAACTCGTGAAAATATGAAATGCCCTCACTGCGGCAAGAAGATCAACGCGGCTGCCCTCCTGGGCAGCCGCAAGACGCGGCGGAAAGCTGCCGCGTCACGAGAAAATGGCAAACTCGGCGGACGGCCCCGGAAGACACCGAAGGCCGGAAAACATTCTGAGCTGGGGAACAGTAATTCATAACAACCCAGTTGGCAGAAATGGCCTCGCTATCGGGGCTGCACTTCATCAACGACGCCGTTGGTGAAGTGGGCGCGGAAGCTCGGCCACTCGGCCCAGGCGGTGCGCGCGTCGCGGGTGATCGGGGCTCCGTGGCGGCCTTCGACTTCCGCGAGCGTCCAACCGTCAAGGATCGGCGCGGCGGGTGATTCAGTGGCGCGCGTCGCAGCGGGGGGCGATGGCGGCGAGCCGCGCTTCATCATCACGACGCACGCGGCCACGATCACGCCAGCAAGCAGGAATCGACCGAGGAGATGCAGTAGCGCGTGCATGGCGGGTCATTTCATTTTTTGAATTGCCGCCAGCATCTCGCGCAGCAGTCGCGTTTGTTTGTGCGCCTGCGAGTAGATGCCCCAAAGGAAAAACGGGATGAAGAGAACCGCGAGACACCACGCGACGATAACAACCGACAACACGGAGCCGGGCACATGGTTCAAGATTTCTTGAATCGCTGGATGAAGGGAAAGTTCCGTGTGCGTGTTCATGGCGGGAAGATTCAACGATTCGTGCGCTCGCGCAACTCATGCGCGGCTTGCTCCGCGTCGCTGGCGAGTCGTTGCCGCACGGTGTCGTTCGTCGCGCTCGCGATCATGTGAGGAAGTCCTTCGACCAGCTCCCACAGCTCCTTGTCTTCGAGCAGCGCAAGCGACGAACTCGACCTGCCGTTGGTCTGCGCGTAGCGGGGTGATTCTTCTCGGAGCGTGCTATCGTCGATGCGCTTTCCTTTACGCATCGCGTAGGAGAGATCGCGCGGCTCGGTGCCCTCTGCCAGCCAGGCTGGGCGCACGCCGAGGGCGACCGCGAGTTCAGCGAGCGCGCGAGGATGCGGTCGAGCCGCGCCACTAAGCCAACGCATCACACTGGTTTGAGACGTGCTCGCTTTTTCCGCGAGCGCTTGCTGCGTCAACTTTTGATCGTGCATCAGCTCACGAAGCCGGGAAGGAAAATTATTCATGGCGCAAAAAAAGTGTGTTGACTCGTTTAAACCAGTGTGTTAACGGGTTACAATGCTAACCCGCAAACAACAGATTGACAAGAGGAACGTTGCAGCCTCCCGACTGCCGTCCGACGTGAGAGCTGCACGGAAGCAACTCCGCACGAAAGGATGGAGCTACCGCAGGGCCGCGCCAGAACTCGGCGTACACTTCGTCCACCTGTCTCAAGTGCTGAATGGCCACAGGCAGAGCCGCCGCTTGATCAGCGCCATTTCCGAGCTGCCCGATCTCGACTGAATTTTTCACGCCCACGAAAACACACCTGTTTAAACAATGAGCACACCCGCCACACGCTACGTCATCACCGGCACTTCGGACATCTACCAGGGCATCCACTGCCTGAACATTTACGGCGGGATGCACCCCATCGGCGGCAAGGCAGTCGGGCGCATCAGCCCGGATCGCGTCGAGGGGATGCGCCGCTTCTTCAAGGATGAAGCGGAGGCACAGACCGAGATCGACCGCATCGCCGCGCACGCTGCCGCGCACAACACGGGACTGCTCTGGGCCTACACGATCCAGCCCGCCTCTGCCGTGGCGTGAGACTCAACCCAAACCCGAACGCAAACCCAACATGACGAGAACCATCCCAACACGAAACCGCAAGAGAGGCGGACTCAAGCGCACGGCGCGGCCCTTCCGCGCACCGCCCGCGAAGGCTGCGCCAGTGCTCCGCGTCAAGCTGGCGGACCTGCATTACACGCCGCTCCTTGCGGGCAAGCCAACGATGAGCAGCGTGATCGAGAAGCTGCGCGAGGTAGCCGCGAGCACGAAAGGCAGCACGCGGGCCGACGCGCTCGAACGACTGGCCGAGCGCGAGCCGGAGTGGTCGGCATTTGTCGCTGATGTAAAAAAGCGTGGCATTCAAGACCCGCTCGTGATCGCGCCACGCAAGGCGGGCGGCTTCTGGCTGATGGATGGTCGCAATCGCACCGCCGCTGGCCTCGAAGCCGCGCTCAAAGACGCACCGGCCCGCATCAGCACGGAAGCACCCGAGTCCATCATCGTCGGCTCGCTCGCCGCGCGCAGGCACGTCTCGAAGCAGCTCCTCGCGTATGTGGCGCTCGATTGCTATCCGCAGCTTGTGCGCGAGAAAGGGGGCCGACCCGAGAAGGCGGAAACCCTGAATCATTCAGGGTTTAGCACGCTGGCTGATCTCGCCGCGCACATCGGAGTACACGAGGATACGGTCTCGATGGCCGCGCGCGTCCACCGCATGTTCAAGCTCGATCCCGAGCTGCGCGAGAAATGGGAATGGCGGCTCTACGCAGGCGAGGGATTCCAGGGCTTGCTCGCCGGAGCCGGAGCGGAAGCGGCCAGCGGTGGCAAGAACGGCGCAGCCAAAGACCCCGCCGCGCTGCGCCTTGGCAAGTTCTTCAACTCGTTCGCATCGCGCATGAGACGCGACTGGGAAGCCGCCGAGAAGGACACGGCAGAAGACGTGGCCGTGCTGAAAAATACGATGTGGCGTGCTATCGCCACGCTGCCTGATCCCGCGTTCGACATCGTCGCGTACGCCGCGCGGAACCGCGCCGCCGTCATCAAATTCCTAGCCGAGGAGGAGGCCGAGCAAGATGACGAGTGAGCTGCCAGCCATCGCCGTCGGCGACATCGTGACTTGGAAAGGACCGAGCAACTTCAGCTTCCGCCCCATCAGCGGAACGGTTTTCCACGTCGGCAAGCTCTTCGTGACCGTCCGCGCAGCGAGCGGGCAATGCAGCCGCGAAACCTACATCAAGCACAGCGCCATCACCGCCGTGACGCGCGGCGAGCAATCTCAACCGCAACCGCAACCCAAACCCAAGAAGACACCACGCCCATGAGCCTCCATCCCGATTACCTCACAGACGACGACCGCGTCCGCATCTGCGGCCACTGGCTGCGCCGCACGATTGATCTGACCACCGAAGGCGTCGAGCCCACCGCCGCGCCCGGCATCGCCGCGCAAGAGATGCGGATGGGCGAGAGCCTGCTGCGAGGCTGGACGCTGCGCCTGATGAGCCAAGCGCTCATTCAAGGCCAAGCCTCCGCCCGGCTCAATGCCATGCGCGAGACCATCCTCCGCACACCCGAAGCCCAACCCTGCGCCGACTGATTCTCTCCACGTCCCCTCTTCTCCCCGTCTCCCCGTCTCCCCGCTCTCTCCCATGCCTCCGCCTTCCAACCTCCTCCGCAAGCAAGCCCTCGTCGCCCGCACACGCGAGCGCCTCGCCAAAGGCCATGCACTCAGCCGCATTGCCATCGACCTCGGCGTCGGCAAGGGCACGCTGCACAAGTGGCTGGCCTGCCACACGCTGAAACCTGATTACTCGGCATGTGGCAGGCCGCGCAAGTTTGCGTTGGCGGAGGAGGAAAAGCGGGCACTGCGCGCGCTGACGTTGAAGCATGGGAGCTTTGACTTTGCCATGGAGCGCTTTGCCGCTGACCCGTGGTGCGCGGCAGAGACGCGCGACACCATCGCGCGTGAGCTGGACACCGCCGCGCAGCAGAAGCGCCGCCCGCGCTGGCCGCAGACGCTGCGCAATGAGATCATGCCCGCCGCCGAGTGGGAGGCGCTGTTTCGCGGCCAGCGCACCTTTGCCAGCACGGAGCACAGCCCAAGGAAGGGGATGTTCTTTGAAGACGAGGCAGGGAACGAAGTGCCGATCCGCAGCCACTCGGTCTGGACGATGGACGATTACTCGACGAATCAGCCCTACATCATCGAGACGCCGGAGGGGCCGCGTCTCTGCCGCCAGACGCTGATGGCAATGGATGTGTACTCCGCCGCGTGGTTGAGCGTGGAGATGATCGGACGCGAGCGCGACGCCTACCGCGCCGAGGATATTTTGCGCTTCATCCTGCGCACCATCGACAGCCAGGGCACAATGCCACTGGCGCTGATGCTGGAACGCGGACGATGGGAAAGTAACGCGGTGCATGGCGTGCGGCTCGACGACCTCGGTCGCGAGTTCGAGGGTCGCACCTGGGGCGCGCTGGACGATCTCTTCACGATCATGCACGGCTACAGCTCGCGCCACAAGGCGGTCATCGAGTCGAGCTTTAACGCGCTGCAAACCATCCTCGCTCACAGCGGTCGCGACGTGGGCCGCACACGCGGCGAGTTTGAGCTGGCCACGAAGCTTTATCTCGCCGTCCAGCAAGGCCGCAAAGACCCGCGCAACTGCGGATTCATCGAGCAAGATGCCAGCCGCGAGGCGCACTGGCAGGCCGCGCAGACCATGAACCAGCGCAGCCGCGAGCGCAGCGCCGCCGAGTTCCGTGGCGAGGCGCATGTGCCCAATGATCTGCTCACCAATGAGCGCGACGCCCCGCGCCCGCTGGCCGACGCCGACCGCTGGCGCTTCTCGCCGATCAAGCGGCTCGCCACCGTGCGCGGCGGCTTCATCGAGACGCAAGTCACGCACTACCAGGGCGCGAGCTTCCGCTTCGAGGTCAATGGCATCTCGGACCTCTACTTGAGCAATGGGCACAAGGTTCTGATCGCCTTCGATCCCGCGCTGCCTGCGCTCGGCTGCTACGTCGCCAATGCCGACGCGAAGGATCGCGATGGCCGCAAGGTCGGCGACTTTCTCATCACCGCGCAGCACGCCCGCGACGTGGCGCAGTTCAGCCTCTTCACCGGGAACCGGGAACCAGGAACCGGGAACTCAAAGAAACGAGCCAACGCCGCCGCGCGCACCGCATTCGCGAGCGTGAACCCACACAAGCTCGGCATGACGCACACGCAGACGCACGACGGCAATGGCAACGCGCAGATCGCGCAGACCGGGGCCGCTCCCCGCCTGCCCGCCGCGCAGCCGCCACGCCCCGCCACCGCCGCGCGCGGTGTCACGGTATCCGGGCTCACCACTCCATCACTCCGCCACTCCGGCCCCGAGGCTGTCACCGGCTCCGCCGCTCCTTCCGCCGAGTCCATCGCCGCCGCCCGCCGCGCAAAGCTGGAGGCTATCGAAGCGCTGCAAGACTGATTTCTACCCGACACAAGCACACACACCCAAACCCAACACACCAACGAGATGACGCTATCCCACATCACACCCGAACTGAGAGATGACCCCGCGCGCTTTGCCTTCCCGCCAAACGCGCGATTGACCGACGACCTCACGCAGTCACACGAGCAATTGATCCACGATGAAGACGGCACCGTGCTCGGAGCCGTGTTCGCCGAGCCGTGGCGAGTTGTAGGCCCGCAAGAAGAGATACAACTGACCCGCGAGGAAAACGACCGCGCCATCGCCTTTCTCGAAGAGAACTTCACGCCCGAGCTGCATTTCCAAACGGTCGAGCGTGACGGATGGACGGTGAAGCTCACGCGCGAAGGCAGCCGCTTTGAGTACGCGCTCTTGTCACGTTGGGAAGGCCGCCGCGTGCTCGTGAGCATTGATCCGCAGCTCGACGAGGAAGCCAACGTCTTCCTCGACGGCGATGGCGGGAAGCTGAACTTCATTTGCCTCGCGCTGCTGATCTCGATTCAAGACAGCGACGACGAGCCCGCCGTCATCAAGCGCGCGCCTGGGCACATCCACGATTGGGAAGTGATCGGCGAGCACTACCCGGACGGGCCGATTGATTGCTACGTCCGCGACGCACACGGCAGGCTCGGAGCCGCCACGCGCGTCGGCGGGCAGTGGCGCGTCTATGCAGGCAATGCCGACGCCAGCGCCCTCACGCACTGGGCGTGGATGGAGCCGGAAGCGTGATTTTCAACCCGACCCGCAACCAACAACCCAACAAGAGAGAGACACCATGTACACACCCACTGAAATCGAAGAGAGAGACGAGAACGAGGCCCACTTCACGAGCGACGAAACCCGGCTCTTTGAACTGGCACAACGAATCAAGGGCTGGCAGACGCGCCGCCGTTTGTCGGATACGCGGATGATCCGCGCCTATCCAGCGCTCGGCAGCACGAAAACGTACGCGAAGCTCGTGAAGGGCGACGCCGCACAGCTCAAGATCGAGGATTGGCTCTCGAAGTACGAAGGCATCGCGCGCCTAATCGAAGCGCAGGCCGAGAGCGAGAGCGTCGAGCCCGTCTATGACGACCTCGGCACCACCGCCGCCGTGCTGGAGATGGGCACCGCCTTGCTCGGTCAAAGCGCCATCAACCGCATCTCGTTTGTCGAGGGCGACAGCGGCAGCGGCAAGACCAAGGCGCTCGTGGCGCTGCGCGACCGCAACCCCGGCATGGTCTTCATCGCCGAGGCCACGGAGTCGTGGGACAGCAAGAACGAAATGGTCGGCGAGCTGCTCGTCAGCATTGGCGAGGTGGCCGACGTGAAGGCGCTGCCCACGGATTTCGGCACGCGCCAGCGTCGTCTCATCGGCGCGCTGCGCAGCCGCCGCATCATCCTTTGCATTGACGAGGGGCACCACATGACGGGCAAGGGCCTGAACGTGATCAAGACGCTCGATAACCAGACCGCCTGCGCCTTCATCATCGCCGGCCAGAACACACTTTGGCGCAAGCTGCAAGCCGCGAGCTGGCAGGAGGCGAAGCAGCTCCGGCACAACCGCTGCTTCTCCAACATCGTCTTCGGCTCGCCCTCGCGCATCGACGCCGAGCTGTTCGTCGGGCGCAAGGCCGGGAAGATCGACAAACTCAAAGAGGAGACATGGAAGTCGCTCATCGAGCACGCCGCGCACTTCGGCGGCTTTGCCTTCCTGCGCGATGTCGTCGCGCAGGCCCTCACGCAGATCCCCGAGGGCGACAGCCTCGACGACGCCACGCTCCTGAGCGCAGCGGAAAGCATCAAAGCCCGCGCAGGCGGCAAGTAACGCGGAACCAAGAACAAGGAACCAAGAACACCCAACGCACCCATGAAGACACCCACGATGACCAAGAGTTACAAGGCCGAGCTGCGCGCGCTGAAACGCGCGGGCAAGGAAGACGGGCGGCAGACGCTGCAATCGCTGAACTCGATTAATCGCGAGATCGCCAAACTCGGGAAGCAATTTGACCGCATCCAAACGGGCCTGCGCAAGCGGGCAGACCAGCGCGCGCGCCGCATTTCCATCCTCGAAGGCCGCATCCACTCCTAACCCACGCAGTCACGCCATGACCACGCCAAAAACGGGAAATAAAAAACGCGCCTTCCTTGTGCCGACCGCCGCCGAAGTGCCCGCACTGACCGAGCGCGCCATCCGGCTGCGCACCATCGCCACTGATGCCCGCGCCGAGCTGGCCATCGTCGAGGATATGCTCGAAGCCTACGCTCTTGAGCAGCCACACGAGAGGCTGGCCGAGGAGGAACGCGAAGGCCGCAGGGTCGTGCTTCCGCACGATCTGGCCGTCGTCTTCACCGCCGACGAGATGATTGGCTCGTTCAAGTCGGGCAGCTACAAGCACAAGGAGCTGCTCGAACTGGCGCAGGAGAAGATCGATCAATTCTTCCGCCCCCCCTGCGACTGGAAGCGAGCCGTGGCCGACGGACAAAAGTTCCGCGAGGCCATCAACGCGCAGTTCGCCCCAACGATTGCCGCCGCATTCCTTGCCGCGTGCCGTGCGGTGGACGTCAACGGCATCCCGAAATCAAAAACCGTCTTTGAATATCCCGCCCAATGAAAACGACGATTGATTTTCTCATGGTTCAGCTGCCGATGATCACGGTCGCAGCCATCGGCCTGCTCGGTCTGGCCTTGCTGGCCCAAGGCATCATCCGCAGCGAGCAACGGCGGAAGCAACGCCGCAGGCAAGAGCGCAGCATCCGCGAGTACACACGGCTGCGCGAGTCGCTGGCCGCATGGAACCGCCACGCAACCCCAAACCGCAAAGAGAAGCCATGATCACATCCTCGCAACAACTGAGCCGCACACCGGCCACACGCACGCGAGCACGAGGCCCGATCTCGAAGAACTACCGGCGTGATCACGGCCACGGGGCCACGCAGGCGCTCAAGAGCTGGCAGATCATCAAGATCAAGACGCTGGAGAAGAAGGTCTTTGATTACCTGCTTCGGCAGGATGCGCTCGATCTCGCGCCCGGACAATCCAAGTCCGCCGCGTTCAAGCAATGGACGCACGAGCAGCAGCGTCTCCTCTTTGCCGACGGGCGGGAAAGCATCAAGGAAGCCATGCAGCGCGACTGGCGCACGATCATGGCGCACTTTCTCGCCTACCTCCCCGCCGAGACCGTGCGTGCCTACGAGATGGCCGAACGCAGCGGCTCAAAGGACGAGGCCCGCACGCAGGCGCTCTGGTATCTGGACAAGGAACTTGCCTATCAGAAGCGGCACCGTGGCTACGCCGACGAGCTGGCGCGCGACAAATTCGGCAAGGGCCTCCAGCACCTCACACCGGAGCAAATCTTCAAGGGCGTGATCGCAACCCTCCGCCACCGCCGCCAGACCACCATTGAAGCCGATGCCGCCCAAGACGACGCCGTCGGCCCGCTGCCCACCGAAGCGACGAATTAGGAACTCGGAACCGAAGAAACGAAACGCCATGCCCACCGCACTCCAAACAGCCCCCGTGACCGTGAAGCTGCTGCCCTCGCAACGGCTCGTCCGCTTTGAGCAGCGCGACTTCTGCGAGATCGCGCCCGATGAGTTCATTGCCGCCTGCCCCGTGGCGCAGGTGCCACGCATCGGCGTCGTGAGCTGGAAGCGCGCCGAGGGGAACCTCTGGCAACCCGTCGTGCAGACGCTCCCCTCGTTGGTGCATCGCGGCCAGTGGAAGCCGGAGGTTTACGGCTGCTCATGGTACACCGTCGTGCGGCTGGCGCTCGCGGGCTTTGTGGAGTTCGTGAAGCCAGGGCCGCGCACCACGGCCATCGCGCTCGACACCTACTTCGCGCATTTGACCCTCACGAAAGATGACCCGTGGTTCTGGACGGCGGAGCGGCTCGCGGCATTCGATGACGTGAAGCTCCGCGCCGCCAAAGCCGCAGAGGAAGACGACGAAACCGTAACCACCGCACAGGCCGCCGAGAAAGCCCTTGGCCCCCCACTTCCGCTATGAAAACGGACCCACGGCCCGCCAAATTCACCCCCGGCGCGACTGACCCCGCTAAAAGGCCCCGGCGAAGAGCCGGTTTCAGATGGGAAGCCGGAGACATGGTTAATGGCTCCGATGCGTCAAATCGCAAGGAAACGCGAAATAACAATCCGCCCTTGAAACCCCGCCTGACGGGCACATTTTATGCCGTCCGCGAGATGAGAAGCGCGGATAGCCACATTGTTAGTCGGTGGAGTAATCAACCATCGTGGCTTCAAAGGCAAAACAACAAGCGTCCGTCGCGGATAGCGTCCTTGGTGATTCTTGGGCGCGACAAGGCTCATCCCTTCCGCGGCGGACTTTTGTTTATACACCCAATGAAGAAAAACAGCGGGGCGGCAGCAGCCGTCCAAAAGGAAAACGGAGCCAGGGAGCTTGGCTTCATCGTACTCAGTGAACTCTACGACCAGTTCTCGGACAAACCTTTCGAGCAGGCCATTGCCTCGCTCGCGGGCCTCGGAACACTGATTCAGCATCATCCCGATTACCGGCGCGAGGCGAAAGCCATGCGACAGATCGACGACGCTGAACGGGTGCTCAACAAACTGCGTGGAAGGAGGGCCGCTCTATGAAGTTCGGCGTTCAGGCTTACAGCAGCCCGAGCACGGAGCGGATGGCGGGCATCCGAATCATGCGCGAATTGGCGGAGCGGAACTTGGTGCCCAAGCCCAAGCTTCAAAAACCGTTACTGCCCCTGCCGCCGATTCTGGCGGCGAATGTAACAGTCCGCTCCTACCTAGACATGGTGCCATTCGGCGCAGCCGTTGGCCTTCGTGCGCGAGTCTCCAGGCTCGCTCGCAAGTTCAGCAGTGCGAAGAGCTGCCCGGTGGGAAGGCAATACATCCCCGGAAGAGGTGATCAGATCACCTTTCACCCGACGGCAATCCACGCGGCGCTGAATGAGCTCGGCTACCCGCACGAACAACCGGACATCAAACCCAAGTCCTGAAACCCAGCGCCGGGCGGCAACGTCCGGCGCTGCATTCAGCACTTCGCAAACACCATGCCAGACGAAATCTACAACTTTGACCCGCTGCCCGCCGAGGAGGCCATCGCCATCATTCAGCAACGCGCACCGCTACGGCTGGATGCCTTCAAGCGGCTGCTCCCCGAGCTGCGCGCGCACGCCTTCACGGTGTCGGGGATTGAGAACTTCGACGCGCTGCAAGGGATGCGTGACTTGATCGCCACCATCCCGGCTGGCGCGGATTACAAGAAGGTGAGGAAGCAGATCGCCGCCACGCTCGGCGCACACATCCCACTCGAAGACGATCTCTTTGAAGACGCAGAGGCCGCAGCGAAGCACAAGGCCGCACTCATGCGCCGGGCCGAGATGATCGTCCGCACGCAGGTCACACAAGCGTACTCCGTCGTGGCCTACCGGGAGCTCGACGAGTTCCGCGATGTCTTTCCCTACTGGAAGTACATCACCGTGAGCGATGGCCGCGTACGCGCCAGCCACGCCGCGCTGAACAACACCATCCTGCGCAACGATCACCCGTTTTGGAAGACGCATTATCCGCCCTGGGAGTTTGGTTGCCGATGCCAAGTCGTCGGCATCACCGAATGGGAAGCTGGAGAGGAACGCAAGCGCGACGCGCGGCGGCCCGTGGAAGAACGGCAAGTCATGGAGGGCGATCTGCTCAAGCGGCTGGAAGATGAAGGCACGCTCGTGAGAAAGCTCGACGGCAATCCGCTGGCCATCGACGTGCGCAGCCCGCGCGACCGTGGCGAGACCGACGCATGGTACTTTGATCCCGGTGATCTCGCCGCCAGCTTTGCCGACCTCGCCAGCCGCTACGACGCGACCGTCTGGCGTGCCTTCCGCGCCTGGGCGGGGGGAGTGAAGGTCGATGGCAATTTGACACTGGCCGATTGGCTGGAGAGCAGCCGCCCGCCTTACGTCAAAACACCGCCCGCGCCGAAGCCCGTCTTTGCCCCATCAGGAACACCAGTGGCCGGGAAGCTGGACACCGCAGCCATTCGCCCCGCCGAACAACGCCGCGTGGCTGCTGTGCTCGGCAACATCGACACCGTGCATGGAGACGGCCCGCTGCCCGTGATCCCCGTCGGCCACAAGGCAGGCCGGGCGCTCGGCTCGTTCACATCATGGAAGGACGGGCGCGCACGCATTGACTACAAAGTCAGGAGCAAGACTCGCGGCGAGCTTCACCCCACCATGACGCTCGCGCATGAGTTCGGCCATTTCATTGACCGCGCCGGATTTGCACGCACGCCCGGCAAGTACTACGGCACCGATGATCTCGGCGGACATCTCGCCGACTGGTGGCGGGCCGTTCGCCAGTCGCAGGCGTGGGGCGAGCTGCAACAGATCCCCGGCTTCAAGAGCCGGTCTTATTACACCTCGCCCGTCGAGGCATGGGCGCGCAGCTACGCGCAGTTCATCGCCGAGGAGTCAGCAGATCCCGTGATGCTCGCCGAGCTGGCCACGATGCGCGCGGGCCACGTTGCCGCCCGCCAGTGGGACAGCGCCGACTTTGCGCCGATCCGCGCCGAGATTCGCAAGCTCTTCATCAACCTCAATTGGATCACCCCACGCACACCATGATTGACCCCGACGACTTTGAATCCCTCGCCGCCGACCTCGCTCGGCTCAACAGCCTCGACCCCGAGACCGCCTACGCCGCCGCGCTCAAACTCGGCGACCGCCGCCTCCTCGACGAACAAGACCGCGCCACCGTCACCCTCGATGATGGTCGCGAGCTACAGCTCGTTCTACCCGAGGGCGACGAGGAGTGAGGAGCAACGTCAACATGGAGGCACCGAACGCATGAGCCAGAATCCACCAGAAACCGTTGTAGAGGTTGCCTCTCATGCCTTGTTCGCAGATCCCTGCCGGGACTGCAAATGGTTGGTGTTGGCGACTCCAGACTACCGCCGCTGCGAGCGTGGGGCATCTCCATCGTATGTGTCTCAACTTGGCCGATGTGCCAAACGAGAATCCAAATCCGATTCTGCGAACGCGGGCGATGAGCTACTGGCTCCGCGCCCTGTGCGCCCGATTGGAGGACAGCCATGAACGCGGAGACAGTTAGCTCCATGCCCTGGGTAGTGGCACGCGCGGACGTAGCTGCCGCTCCGCTCGAAGAGAAAGCTGGGCCTGGTAGGAGTGGGCGGAGTTCCCTTTCCGGGCACCAGGCCCGGCAAATGAAAAGCGACGTGTGGCTGACGCCAAAGCACATCCTCGCGCCGCTCGGTCGGTTCGATCTCGACCCATGCTCGCCAGCCGATCACCCGTGGCAGATCGCCCCACGGATCTTCACGGTGGCGGATGACGGACTCGCGCAGGAGTGGAGCGGGAGAGTGTGGCTCAACCCTCCATTCGCCGATGAGGCGGCGGCGTGGATGCGGAGGATGGTGGCCCACGGAAACGGTATCGCCCTGATCGCAGCGCGCACCGAAACGCGGATGTTCTTTGAGTGCGTGTGGGAGGCGGCGGACGCGGTGTGTTTCCTGCGGTCCCGGCCGCATTTCCATCGCGCGGACGGGACTCGCGCAAAGAGCAACAGCGGTGCGCCGATCGTGCTCGTGGCCTACGGCGAAGACAACGCGCGCCTCCTTGAGCGATGCGGACTCGGCAAGACGCTCCGACTCCGAGCGGGCGGCGGGGGCGCGGAGCAGGCAGGCGACGAGAACCGTGGGACGAACGAAAGACCGCGCTCCACTACCGACCACCGTCAGGCGACGGCGAGCACTCAGCCATGAATACACCACCGACTAACTTCGAGCCGTTGCCTGCACGCGCTGGTTCTCTGACCGTGGACCAGATGGCCGACGTGCTTGGTCTGTATGCCTGCGACTTCTGGGCGAAGCATCCGCGTGACTGCGATGTCTGCTCAGACGCCAAAGAGGGAGAGATGATCTGGGTGATGATGGCTGGCGCGTATCCAGGCAGCGCTCAGGAGGCTGAATATTATGCGTGCTCTGAATGCGTGGCCGTCAAACACGCTGCGGCTTTCAGTTCAGAGAACGCATAGCTCATGGATGCCGCACCTCCAGTTTTCGACCTCGCGCAAGATGCCATTGCGGCATTCCATGCAGCGTATGGTTCAGTTTTGACCGCCCAAGGGGACGCCCCGGTGATGCCTTCAACGGCTAAATGGCGGGCAGGAGTGGCAGACGTAAACCCACCCCGCTACCTCTCGGCGTAACAACAGCGGAGGAAACTTTCGACCATGAACAACATACACTGCATACCAGTCGGCAATGGAGAACCGATGCACGAATGTCACACGCTTTGCTGGTGCCATCCCGTGAAGGATACCGAATCGGTGAACCTCTACGCCCACAACGCAAAAGACTGCCGCGAGAAGTGGGAGCGCCAAGGACTCGACATGCCGCCGCAATCGCTGTGGGTGACTGTCGAAGAAAAACTGAACAGTAATTCATAACAACCCGGTTGGCAGAAACGACCATGAAACTAAGAGAGCAGTTTTTCAAACAGATCGCGTTGCGCGATGCGGCGCGGAACACGGGGCGGGATTATTGGGCGCAGGTGCTCAAGTTCTACCGCTTCACGGACAAGCCAGCTTCGGCTTGGACGAGTGAGGATGTCGAGGCTTGGATGTGGGAGCTTCACCGCATGGAGTACGCGCGGAAGTCGCGCAAGTCGGCACTCTGCGCGGTGGCGTTTGTCTTCAAGCATGTGCTCAAACGGGACATGGGCTTGCTCAAGCTGCCGCCGATGCCGAAGGAACGACAGAACCTCAAGACGATCCCAACGCGCGAGGAACTCGGTCGCATCTTCGCGGGGTTGAAAGGTCAGGTGCGGCTCATGGCGGGGCTGATGTATGGCTCGGGCCTCCGCGTCGGCGAGTGCTGCAAGCTGCGCGTGCAAGACATTGATTTCGAGGCGCGCACGGTGCGCGTGTGGATGGGCAAGGGCGACAAGTCGCGGCTCACGGTGCTGGCCGAGGCGGTCATTCCCGCGCTGCGTCGTCACATCGAATGGCGTCGCGCGTTGCATGAGTTGGACAGCGCCAACGGCTGCGGCCTTGTTGAGCTTCCGGGCCGACTGGCGATCAAATACAAAAGCGCCAACCGTGAGCTGCGCTGGCAATGGCTTTTCCCCTCGACGCTGATCCGTGGCCAGTATCGCTGGTATGCCACCGACGAGAGCGTCGCCAAGCAGATGCGCGCCGCCGTTCGGGCCGCTGGCATCATGAAGCGCATCACGCCGCACACGTTGCGCCACGCCTTTGCCACGCACGCCATGCGCGCAGGCAACGATCCGCGCACGGTGCAAGACTTGCTCGGTCACGAGTCGCTTGAGACGACGATGATTTATCTCCACGCCGATGCCGCGCGCGGATTCAGTCCCATGGATGTCGGCGAGACCGTCGCGATCCGCCCGCCGATGCCGCGCGCAGCCCTTGCCTTCGCATGAAACCACTCTTCATCCCGCTCAAAGCCGAGTACTTCGACGCCTTTGAGCGTGGGGAAAAACACACCGAGTATCGTCGGCGCGGGCCACGGTGGAACGCGGAAACGTGTTTCATTGGCCGCCCCGTCATTCTCTCACGCGGTTACGGCAGACAAAAAAGGATGGCGGGATTCATCACGGGCTTTGCCTACGACACCGCGCCGAGCAAGCTTCCAGGCTGGCTGGACTGCTACGGGCCAAACGCAGGAGACGCCGCGTGCATCCGCATCACACTGGTATGAGCGACAAACCAAAATTCCCCGCCGAGGTGGCGAAGGCGGTGGCGCGTGAGTTGATCGCGCGGCTCAAGCCGTGTGTGGAATTCAACGACGCGGAGAAGCGCGAGTTCATCGTCTGCGCGGGCTCGCTGCGCCGTCGCCGCGCGGAGGTGGGTGATCTCGAACTCGTGATGGTGCCCAAGTGGGGCACGGTGATGGATGGGCTGTTTGAAAAGCAGGCGTGCCTCTGCGCCACGGAGATCGAGAAGCTGCGCGCCGAGGGCGTGCTGCGCGAGAGACCATCGTCCAAGCACACGATCACCTGGGGGCCGAAGAACTACCTCGGCGTCCATGTGGAGTCACAGCTTCCCGTGGATCTCTTCTGCATCCCACGAGCGGCATACTACAACTACCTCGTGTGCCGCACGGGCGGGAAGCTCAACAACATCGAGATTTGCAACGCAGCCATCGCGCGCGGCCTGCACTGGCTCCCCTACGGCGGCGGCTTTGAGGTGCGCGACCTCGATCTCGCCGACCGCGCGCTGCCTGATCTCGGGCTCTACCCGGGCGCATTCATCGCGGCCAAGAGCGAGCGCGATGTCTTTGAAATCGCGGGCTTGAAATGGCGCGAACCGTGGGAGAGACAATGACAACTCTTGAACAAGAACGTGATGCACAGCGCGCCGCGCTGACGTGTGTATGCAGCGCGGCCAAACCGAGTGCCTTCCATGCGTTCTGCGAGCGATGCTGGTCGCGGCTGCCGTGGCTTTTGCGCTGGCCCGTGATCAACACGATGGGACACACGGAGCAAGGCAGCGACGCGCGCCGAGAAGCCGCCGATTGGTTGAAGAAAATGGACATTGAAAAACCCAAGGCGAAGATGGGAGCATGAGCGCCTTCGGAATCAGAGTCGTGAGCGACACGGCAACGCCAGACCTCAAGCGTCTCGGCAGTGCGGCCAAGAACCTGCGCCCGATGTTCAAAGCCGTGGGCGTTGCCGTGGTGTCGATTGGCAAGCGCGCGTTTGCGGAAGCGGCGCTGCGCCCGAACTCGTGGCCGTCGAAGAAAGACGGCAAGCCCGCGACGTTGAAGGATACGAGCACACTCTGGCGCAGCGTCCGCGTCGTGGCCGCGCAGGAGAAGAGCGTCATCGTCGGCAGTGACCGCAAGTACGCGGCCATCCACCAGCTCGGCGGCAAGACAAGGCCGATGCCGAGGCGCGGTTACTTGCCGTTTGACCTCGACGGCAAGCCCACGCCGTTTGCACACAAGACGATCCGTGCGACGATCAATGCGTACATCAAGGCACGCGGCGGCACAGGAAGCCCCCTCGGTTAAAAGCCGTTTCCCGTTCCCCGTTCCCAGTTGTTAAAACCGGGAACCAGGAACCAGGAACCGCGAACGCTCGCGAAGCGAGTTAACGCGAACAACGCAAAGCGCGCTAGCACGGTGCGCAGAGTGTCAAGGGCCGTGGTTTAGGTGCGTCGTTCACCGAACGGCTCATGTCGAAACCCGCACTCAATCTTCTCGCGTCTGCTTCTCGTCCCCTCGCCGGGCCGGTCGTTGCGTTCTCCGTTGCCGATGGCGCACTACCGCAGCGCGTCAAGATCGCCAATTGGGGCGCGAACGTGGCGCGCAGCGTCGCGGGCATCGGCCAGGACAAAACTTTCATCGTCAACGAGACCACCGTCGCGGCGCTGCCCGTGATGCAGTCCAAGGTCGGCTACGATCTCGTGGCGCTCGACTTCGAGCATCAGACACACAAAGGCTCTCCCGCCTACACGCCACCGCCGCACAACGTCGCCGGGCATGGCCGCATTGAGGTCGTTGCGGGCGAGGGCATCTTTTACATCGCCGCTGATTACACCCCGAGCGGCGTGAAGCACGCGGCGGATTATCCTGATCTCTCCGGCGTGTTCTGGCCGAACGCACAAGGCGAGGTCGTGTTTGTTTCATCCGTCGCTCTTTGCCAGCAAGGCAGCGTCGAGGGCATTCATTTCAAGGAAGCCGATCTCGCGGCACTCGCCGCAAGCATCGCCGCCAGTCTGAACGACATGGGCGGCATGGATGCGGAAGATCGCGTCGTCGCCCTCGCGCGTCAGATGCTCGGCTTCGACGATACCGCCACCGCTGACGACGTGGCCACGGCCATCGAGGCCATGCTCCGCCAACGCGCACGCGAGGTCGAGCTGCGCGCGCAACAAGAACTCTCCCAATCCCAGAAAACCAAACCCGACAACTCCACCAAACCAACGAACACCATGGAAATCAAAGAACTCGCCGATCAAGTCACTGCGCTCACGGCTAGCGTGAAATCACTCGCCGACGGTCAGGCCGTGGTGCTCAAGAAAATGGAAACGGAGGCGCACAACGCAGCCGTTGAAACCGTGATCGCTGCCGCCGTCCAGGCTGGCAAGGTCGTGCCCGCAACCGTGAAGGCCCAGAACGACGAGGGCCGCTACAAGATCGACGCCGCGAGCGCGAAGGAAATCATGGACTGCATCCCCGCCACCGTGAGCACCGAATTTGAAGGCGGCACCGCCAAGCCAGGCGCGGGCGACGCCAGCGCAACCACGGCGGAAGCCGAGGTCTGCGCCGCGCTCAACATCGACCCCGCCAAGTTCAAGTCGGGCGGCATCCCCCGAGCCTGGGAACCCGCTTCACAGACCGCCGCCAAGGTCGCCTAACGCTCCCCAAACCCAACAACACAACTCTCCAATACCTCACCCATGAGCGCAGCCACAGCAGCCTTTGATAGCCCGATGAAATCGGGAGACAAGATCACCCGGACGGTTCCGTCTGGCCTCACCTTTTACACCGGCATCATGGTCGGCTTCTCGGAGGCGGGCGCAGTTGTCCGCGCCGACAACGTCGCCGGCATCAAGGTCGTCGGCAAGGCGTGCAACGATTGCACCGAGACGGAATCGCTGGTCATCGACCGCGAGCCCGCATGGTATAAGAACAGCGGCACCTCCGCACTGACTGCCGCACACGTCGGCAAGGTTTGTTTCGTGGAAGACGACACCACCGTCGCGCTCACAACCACGAAGAAAGCCCCCGCTGGCGTCGTGCTCTCGGTCGAGACGCAGGATGGCGTTTCGATGGTGCTGGTTGATCCGCGTCCGATTCTGCCAGTGATCGAAAAAGATTTCGCTGTAGTCTCCGCTGATGGCGCGATCCCGGTCACGGAAGGTCTCGTAGTGCTCACGAAGGGCAGCGCCGGAGCGCAGACGCTCGCTGCGCCGACTGCCGCGCAGCAGGGCACACGCATGACGGTTGTGGCTGGCAGCGCGTTTGCGCACGTCATCACCGCCACGGGCCTGCTCGACGACGGCGTTACGGGAGGCTCGAAGAACACGGCCACGTTTGCCGCGTTCGTCGGGGCATCGATCACGCTGATCGCCTACAACCTCAAGTGGGTCGTCGAGTCCAAGAACGTCGTGACCATCGCCTAATCCGCCGCCTCAAGAACCGAACCAAGAACTCCGAACCAAGAACTCCCCACTCCAATGCAAATCTCACAAACACGAGTCGAGGCCCTCATGAAAGGCTTCAGCGTCAAATTCGCCGAAGGCTACCAAGGCGCCGCCGCCCCGCTCTCCGAGCGGCTGATGGACACCATCCCGTCGAGCGCGATGCTCGAAGAATACGATTGGCTCGGCTCATTCCCGAGCATCCGCGAGCTGGTCGATGAAGTGCAGATCAACAACCTGCGCGCCCACGGCTTCACGCTGCGGAACAAGGAATGGGAATCGACCATCGGCCTGAAAGTGACCGATGTGATCGGCGACCGCCTCGGCCTCTACTCGCGCAACTCGCAGACGATGGGCGAGGTCGCGCGCCAGCACCCCGACACGCTGCTCGCCACGTTGCTTTCCAACGGCTTCACCAGCGGCACCGATTACACGGGCACCGCGTTTTTTGCCACTGGCAAGGTTGCCTACACGGGAGCGACGGCGTTCACCAACGTGACCACGGGACGCCTCACGAGCGACCGTCTCGCCACGGGCATCGCCAACATCAAGAACCGCCTGAACGCGAAGGGCCGCCCGATGGGCCTGGGCCGCAACCTCGTGCTCGTGGTGTCGCCGACCTACGAGCAGACCGCGAAGAACATCCTCCTCGCGGAGAAGAGCGCCAACGGCGCGGACAACATGCTCCGCAACGCTGCGAAGCTCGAAGTCTGGCCGCAGCTCGCGGCGAACTCGATGGAGCACACATGGTTCCTCTTTGACGTGGGCCTGATGATGAAGCCTTTCTTCCGGCAAGAGCTGCTCGCGTGGCAATACTACGCGATCACCGATCCGAAAGACAGCTACGTCGTGACCAAGAAGCAGTTCCTCTGGCAGGTGTATGGCGTGAGCAACGTCGGCTACTGCCTCCCCGAGCTGGCCTACGGTTCCGACGGCACCGTCGCCTAACCCAACTTTGCCGACGGTCGCGGTCTTTTCCCGTTTCCCCGCTAGACACGTCGGCGAGCAAGGCCGGGGCAGTGCGATTCATCACTGCGCCCGGCCACTCTTCCAACCAACGCCACAGGCCGCCTCGCGCGGCCTTTGGCAGTACAAAAACCGGCTCACTGAGCCGGGCTACAACCCGAGAGATGCCCGCCACCTTTGACAGCCCCACCCGCCCCGACGGCGCTCACTCCATCCGAGTGCGCGGCGATTCGATCTTCGCCGAAGGGCGGATCATCGCGTGTGATGCCGAGGGCTACGCCATCGCCGCTGCTGACACGGAAGGGCTCACGGTTCTGGGCCGCATCAACACCGCGCTCGACGCTACCGACGAGGCGGACGGCGCGCTCTCGGTCGTGTTCGACATCGGCGTCTTTGCCTTCAACAACAGCGGCACCAATCCCGTGACCGTCGCGCACTACGGCAAGCCCGTTTTCATCGAAGACGACATCACCATCACCGTCGATCCGGGCACCAACAACATCTTCGCGGGCATCTGCCGAGGCTTCACCGGCTCGAAGGTTTGGGTCGATATGCGGACGCTGCCACTGCTCGCCAATTTCTTCGGCAACAACGCCGATTCCAACTTCCGCCTCTCCGTCGATTCCAGCGGCGTGCCCACCTTCCAACTTTGGAATCAAACCCGCGCCATCTGGCAGACCGTCCAACTCAAGGGCGGCAGCGGCACCGAACATCTCATCATCGAAGCCTAATCCACCAATCCACTCAACACACACCATGGCCAAACAACCCACCAAAACCGCCGCGCCTGATCCGCGCATCCTCCGCCAACACATCGCGACCCTCACGCCGGGCACCACGGCTTTCGGTTCCGTTCCTGCTGCGAAGCTCCGCATCGACGACGCGCTTGCTCGCGTGGCCAGCGCACGCGCACACATCGCGCAGGCCGCAGCCGTGCTGGCCGATCTCAAAGCGGAGACCGTCACAGGCTCGAACCCGCCCATCTCCGGCGCGGAAGCCATCCTCGGCGCTGACCTCGAAAACTACGAGGCCCTGATCGCCGAGGCCAACGCCTTCTTCAAAGCCTTCGCCGCTGAGTAGCCCACCACTCAACCACTCCAACACTCCACCCCGCCACCATGCCGTACTTCACCTGGGCCGACCTGACGAACGAGATCCCCGAGGATTTCGCGATTCAGGCATTGGACGAGGCGGGCACGGCCACGGTGGCGGCGGATGTGGAGGATGCCTTCGCCGTGCTGCGCACCGCAGCCAGCGAGGATGTGGACAGCTACCTCGAAGGTCGCTACGCTGTGCCACTCACGGGCACGATCCCGCTCGCCGTGAAGCGCGCGGCTATTCTTCTCGCGGCCCAAGGCTGCTACGCACGGCGCGGCGCTCCCGAGCGCTTCCCCAAGCCCAAGCAACTTGAAGCCGCACTGCGCACGCTGGAGAAAATCCGCGACGGCAAAACCCAACTTACCCCCGAGCGCTCATCGTCCAAACCACGCGGCGCGGTCATCACCGGAGCAAGCCGCGTGTACACGACCGCTGGCCGCCTCAACTCATAAACCCAACACACTTCACCGATCATGCGATCCGTTTTCAAAAAACTCGACTGGCTCATCGGAGCACTCATCATTTCTTCGCTGGCGTTGCTGCCCGCCGCTGAAACCCGCATCCCAACCGACCTCAATGTCGAGGGCGCGCTGCGCGTGGCTGGCGCGAAGCCTGAATACGAGCGCACCTACCTCAAGACCGATGTCTCGCAGCTCTACGCCGTCACGCCGACCGCGTGGCGCGTGTGGAATGCCTTTGGCACGTTGCTGCCGGGCACGAGCAGCAGCGACGACCTCGGCGTCTATGCCGGAGCCTTTGCCACGGGCACGCCCTACGTCGCGACGTATGACGTCAAGGGCGCGGGCGCGCAGACGCTCTACGCGCGCACCGTGTTCCAATTGCCACCCGAGTACGTCGCGCAGCAAGCGTGCGCCATCCGCACCAAGGCCGGGATGCTCACGACCATCGCGAGCGTGAGTTGCACGGTCGATTTCGAGGTTTACAAACTCAATGGCGACACCCTCATCACAGGCAGCGATCTCGTGACCACCTCGGCCACGTCGATCAACTCGCTCACGTTCGCCAACAAAGATTTCACCGTCACATCCTCCGCGCTCTCACCGGGCGATTGGCTCGATGTGCGAGTCACCATCGCCGTCAACGACGGTGCCACCGTGACAGCCGTCATCGCCGCGCTGGCCACCGTCGAGTTCCTCCTCTCAATCAAAGGCTAGACCCATTCACGATCAACCATTCACCATTCACCATCCACCATGCCCACTCCACCCGCCGAACTTCCTCCCGTCCCACCGTCCGCCGTGCTTCCCATGCCGCCCTCTCGGCTGCCACAGCGCGCCGAGCCAATCCTCTCGAAGTTTCACCTCGACCCCGAAGAGCAACGCATTCTCGGCATCGCAACGGAGGCCAATTCGGGACTCGCGCGGATCTTTGATCTGATCAACCGCCTCGCGAACACGAAGGCCCAACTCGAAGCACTCTCCCCCGAGCAACGCGCGACGTACACCGCCGTCGATGGCGCTCCCTGCGACGCCGCACTCGACGCCATCTCGAAGCTGACCGCACTCCTCAAACAGTTCGCGAAGTAGCAGCCTCTCCCAGTCCCCACGTCTCCCCGTCTTCATGTCTTCTCTCGCCACCATCCTGCTCGGCATCCAGACCGCACTCGCGGCTTGGTGCGCGGACACCACTCCGGTCAAAGGCGTGGTCTCCGTGGCAGCGGATGCGCTCGAAGGATACGAGGCACTAAAGGACGCACCCACCGGCTACCGCGTTGTCCTTTGGTGGGCCGGAGACAAACCCGTCTCGGCCAACAACGACGCGCACGTCGGCAGTCTGCTTCAAGTCGGCATCGCGATTGCGAAAGGACTGACCAAAGACCCGCGCGCCGAGCTTCTCGCGGGCACTGCGCAACGTGACGTGCCCGTGCTCGACATCATTGAAGGCGTCACAGCCACGATGCGCGGACTCTACGTCGGAGCCAGCGCGCCGACGAAGCAAAACGATTCATGCTGGCTGCTGCGCTACGCTGGCGGCAGCGAGTGGATCAAGTACGAGGTCGGCGTCGATCACTACGTTCATCAGCTCAATTTCACGCTCAACCGCGAGCTGCCCGCACGCAACAACCTGCGCGTCGTGCCCGCCTAAAACCACCCCATTCCCAACCGGGAACGGGGAACCCTGAACCTCCCAACCGAATCACACCATGGCCAATCAATTTCTAGCACCCGCAACCCCCGGCGTTTACGACAACATCATCCACGGCACCTGCGAACTGGCGCAGACGTACGGCACCGTGATGAGCGGCGAGCTGGAGTTTCCCGCTGACCTCGAAGAAATCCGCGGATGCAACGGCAACGTGTCCGCCGTGCTCCTGCGCGACGACCGCATCAACTACAACTTCACCGCGCTCTTTGCCGATGGCGTCGCAGTCCCCGCACGCGGCAGCAACGTCGTCTTTCCCGCCGAGGCCGGATCGAGCGTCTCGGGCCAAGTCATCTCGGCCAAAGTCTTGTGGCAGAACAACGGCCAAAAGATGCTTCAAATCTCCGCGGCGCGCTGGACGGCCCTCGGCTCGGCTCCGACCGTCGTCTCGGCCTAACCTTTGGGCGCGCGCGATCCAGGCTTCGCCGCTTGGCTGGTTTTCACCATCTGACCAGGGGTTATCGCGCGCGCCCGATTCAATAACCCGAACCAGACACACGCCCAAACCACCCGAACCCAAATGAGTGACCCGACCCAATCCGAAAAGCCCACGATCACCGAGAAGGAAGTGTCATGGGCTGAAGCCGTAGCCGCCGCCAAGGCACGCATGGAGCATCTCGCCAAGGAAGACGCCGACGCGCCGACGCTGCTGCAAATCCTCGCGCTGCCGACCGTGCCCAAGCAAACCGTCGCGGGCATCGAACTTGAAGTCTATAACCTCGCGCACGCCGCGCTGATGGAGCAGCTCGCGCATCCCTTTGCCGTCGGCGGGCCGGTCTCGAATGAAGACGTGGCCGCCGCAGTGATCATTTTCTCTTCGCGCGAGCTGCTCGAAGCCATGGTCGCGACTGCGGGCGCAGACAAGACACGCCAGCTCGTGCGCGAGGGGAAGGACATCCGCCGCATCATGGTTTACCTGACGAACGACAAACAGGCAGAGGTCAATGCGTGGTTTCGGAAACAGTTCGGACTCGCCCGCGCAGCCAATGGCGACACCGGAGGCGACACAGACGACGGCGGAAAAAAGTAGTCGGCGGAGGCCCCGCGCAGGCCGCGCCGGGCTTCGGCTGGAAGGTGGCGATTGTTGATTTTCTCATGAGCACTTACCCAAGCTTCGACTACAACCGCGCGCGGGCCTTCCCGCTGGCCACGGCGCTGCTGATGGCACGCCACCGCGCCGACGTGCGCAGCAATGGCGAGAGCCCGAACAGCCCATTGACACAAGCCATCGTCAACGCGCGCGCTCGCGTTCGGCGCTACTACGAAAAGAACTTCCGAATCGTGAAAACGCACTGACATGGCAGCCGACGGATCAGTCCATTACCAGATCACCGGAGACGGCAGCAGCCTCTCCGGCGCGGCCAATGGCGGCATCGCGGCGCTCGGCGGCATCAGTGGTGCAGCGGCGCTGGCCACGGCTGCGCTGGCGACGATCACGGCAGCGGCGACCGGTGCGGGCCTTGCGCTGCGCGAGGCCATGAAGGTCGAGACGACGACCACGGGCATCAACACGCTACTGAAGAACGCGCAGCTCACCAAGGCCATCATGGCCGACCTGCAAGACTTGGCCGCGAACACGCCGTTTGAATTGGGCGACCTCGCAGGCGCGGCGCGCTCTCTGCTCGGCGGCGGTTCGGCGGTGAAGCTGCTGCGCGAGGAGCTGACCGTTCTTGGCGACATCGCCAGCGGCGCGCAGACCGATCTCTCGGGCCTCGTGCTCGTCTTCAACCAAGTCCGCGCGGCGGGTAAACTCATGGGCGGCGACATGATGCAGCTCAACCAGCGCGGCATCGGCGGCCTGCGCGAGGAGCTGGCCAAGATCAAAGGCATCAGCGTGGCGGAGCTGTCGCAGGCCATTGAGAAAGGCACGGTCTCTGCCGATGACTTGTATCGAGCCTTCAAGAATCTCACGGCCCAGGGCGGCTTGTTCTTCAAAGCGATGGAGAACCAAAGCAAGACGCTCGAGGGGATGCTCTCGACGCTCACAGACGAAGCCAAGCAGCTCTTGCTCGCCTTTGGCCAGCCCATGCTTGAGCCCGCGAAGAAAGCCGTTGGCGTTCTGACCGCTGGCCTCCAGCAAGTCACGGCGCAAGCTCGCGTCTTTGGCAAAGCCCTCGAACTTTCGGTCGCAGACGGCAACGTGGCGGAGCTGCTCGAACTGGCGATCACGCTCGGCATCAAGAAGGGGTTGAACTCATTCAACAAGCTCGGGGGCGATGCCATCAATGCGTTCCGGGATATGTTCACCAAGGCGATGGACGCCGCGTGGAAAGAGATCACGCTGCAAGGCAAGAGCGCGCTGGCCGACTCACAACCGAACCTCGACACACTCAACAAGAACAACATCTTCGACACCTCGAAGGACGAAGAGAAGTTCAACGCGATGACCGCCAAGGCCCGCAACGCGCTGGCCAAGGAAGCGGCAGACGCCAAGGCAGCGATGGACGCCGCCCGCGCCGGAGGCGGGGCTGGCGGAGATGCGCGCGGCGGTGCCCGCGCGGACGCAAGAGGCGACGCCGGTGCGGACGCAACCGGGACGAACGGGGGAAAAAGCAAGCGCCCGCGCAAGCCGCGCGAGCGAACCGTCTTCGATCTCGGCTTCAACGAGTTTTTCAACAAAGAGGAAACCGACATGGGCCAGAAGTCGCCCCGAGGTTTGGGCGACCAGGATTTCAACGAATTCTTCCACCCGCGAGACGTGCTCGAACCCGGCAAGCGCGGCGTGCGCCGAGTGCCCGCGCTCGAAGCCGACGGCAACGCAGGCGGCAAGAAGGACGGCAAGAACGAAGTGAAAGATGCCACCGCCGCGCAGAAACTCGACGCCATTCTGGCAGAACTTAAAAGGATCCGCGTCGTATGAAGATCATCGGCGGACTGCCTTACGGAGAACTTGAACCCGCTAAACTCGGAACCTCGCCAGACGGGTGGGATACCGTCACATGGAAGGTTTTGGCGCACACCCAGAACGAACTGTCCGAAGGCTCTAGCTTTAACGGAGATGGAATCACCGGAAGTTTTTATCTGCAAAGCAAGAACTGCGTCGGATTCATCGGCTGCGAGCCGATCATGGAGTACACCTACAAGGGCATCCACGGGACGAAAGATTACATCATTAGCGGCACGGGGGCCACAGAGATCGTCAGTGGCGAGTTTTCGGGGATACCTGATGCGCCCACGGGCTCGTGGCCAGCCAACGTCAAGGTCACGCGGGTTGGGGTAACGGTGCGCTACTTCTCGAACGGGAAGCCAGACTGCTCGGTTGTCGGAAGCAAGAGGCAACCGCCAGAACACTTTGGAGAGCCTGCCTATCCCTTCGGGAGTATCGTGGACGCCGTGTACAGCGTGCCGTATGGCTGGGTGCTGGATAACAGGCTCCCGGTTCAATTGCCAGGCACAGCGCGGTACGCCGTCACAGACGAGTACGGCTACTATTGGAGAATCACCGTCCCTTCGCCCTAGTGCCATGAGCAGCGTCCGCCTCTTTCATGACCTACCGCCGATCACAGCGCCCGACGACGCCATCGTTCGGGTCGGAAGCTTCCGCCAGTGGTGGCAGCAGGCGGTCGCACGCCG